ATACTGGGATGACTTCAAGGCCATGCTGTTGGCCGAGGTATTGACACACGCCAAGTATTGCGCCAAGCATGGTTACTTCAATGACAACCATGAATGGGTTGACAGTCCTTTGCGCTGCGCTGTCCGTCTCAATGGTACGACGGATATTCGCTGGGAAAACAAGCTGTGGGATGACATGGTGCGTATGCATCGTGAGCATGGTGTGCAGTGGTATGACTACACCAAGATTGCCAATCGCATGGTGCCTGACTTGTCAATCTATGACTTGACATTCAGCTACAGTGGCGTCAAAGAATACCAACGCTTTGCCCAGACAGCTATTGACATGGGTATGAGGCTTGCTGTAGTGTTCCGGTATCGCACACAGATACCCAAGCATTTCATGGGCATGGATGTGGTCGATGGTGACGACAGTGACCTGCGCTTTCTTGAGCCGCAGGGCGTAGTGTCTGCCTTGTATGCCAAGGGCAGTGCTGTGCGTGATCACAGTGGTTTTGTAGTGGGATAAGTGTCACACCTGTGACAAAGGAGAATGTTATGATCCAAGAAAATGAGAAGGTGCGTGTTTACTGGAACCTGCACAAGAAGTGTTACTCTGTGATGTCCTGCAAGACAGGGCGTGTGATTGCACACAGGTTTGCTCTGACACTGGCTGACCCCAAGTTTGTCATCCGCAAGGCAGGGCAAAGAAAGGTGAGGCAAGAGGGCAGAAAGAATGTACATGCGTTTGTTGTGGGATATTTCAGTCATCGCAATGGCATGGCTGCATGGCCCAAGGCAAAGCAGGTGACATACAACCCGTACAAGAATGACACATTTGTATTTGCCAAGACACAGGAATCTGTGTTAGAAGCAAAGGTAACAACGATGGGTACGATTGATGCTAGACCTAGTATGTGGGCAACGCCATGAAGATCAGACCAGTAAATCCTGTAGCACGTGCGGTGGCACAAAACCGTCGTCGTGCGCAGGTAGTGCCGCCCAAGAAGGGCAAGGGTTCATACAACAGAGAGAAGGAGAAGACGAATGCACGGAAACATGAATCAGGAGAAACGTCTGGCTCGTAAGCAGCCAATCAAAAAGCGTGAACAGCCGTGGAAGATAGCGCGTGATGCACAGCGTCGTTCCAAACGCTATCGCCAGCACGTGGCTTTCTCTGCCCGTGATGACGGTAAGTCAGGCTTAGTGAGTGCTTAATTGTCACAGGTGTGACAAAGGAGATTAAAATGGATTACACGGTAGCAGATTACAACGTCACAATCTTTCGGGGCCATGTCCGTGAGGATGGTCGCATCTTACACGGCATCCGTTCCGATGGTGCATTGGAGTGGCGCAAGCCCGATGCGTACAAGAAACATGAGCAGAAAAGAGCAAAGCGCAACGCCAACAAAAAGGCACGACGTAAACATTGGCTGTCTCGTTTCAAGTCGCATCATGGGTGTAGCGTATGTGGTGAGAAGAACATTCACCCGACATCGCTTCACATGGATCATATTGATCCGTCCACAAAGATTGCCAACGTCAGTGATCTTGCTACTGGTAATCTGCGACGTTTCATGGACGAGGTGCGCAAGTGTCGCGTCATTTGTTTCTTGTGTCATGTAGAACACACAGCAGAGCAACGTAAGAGAGGAGGGATACAGTGAGTAACATTTGGAAACTAATCATGGACTGGCGTTACAATCCGCTGTCCCATATACCTGACATGAACACACGGCACATGGTGATGCAGGTGCTGGCATGGATGTGGTGTATCGTCTTCAGCATGTGGGTGGGCAGTGTCGTTGCCTTTGGCATCAGTGCCATCGCCCATGCCTTGTTGATTGCTGGCGTGTTCATCACGGCAGGTGTGTTTGAAACAGCCAAGCGTAGGCCGCAGTATTTTGGTGGGCTTGGCAGGGGTAATGGGGGTGAGCATGAGTAAGCTATGGCACAAGGCCAAGCACTACTACCTCACGCATGACGGCATTGAGATGTTCCTGTTTGCGTGTATATGGGCCAGCATAGGCTGGATGCTGTATCATGTCGTCATTGGAATTGCAGGGAGGATTATGGGATGAATAGGTTTTTGATTGAAGACACGCCAGCAAACATCGCCAAGTCATTGTGTGATCAGCACGTTGTCAAGATGCCATTAGAAGAAGCACAGATGCTATGCACGGCTGTGTGGCATCATCGCCCTGACATTGCAGAGAAGTATGGGTTGTACAAGCCTGTGCATCAGAAGCATCCGTGTACGCTGTGGGCAAAGCGCAACCGTTCTAACTACATATTTGCTTGGCAGTTGTATGACGCAATGTTGAAGGAGTACACCCACAGATACGGCAAAATACATGGCGCATCTAAGCACAGAGAAGTGTTGCTCAACTGCCGACAGTTTATGCCGTGGTCTGCCGCTGGTGGCGTGACGAAACATCCGCAGTGTTTCAGTGGACACGACGAGTGCAAAACGGATGAGGATTGGCCTATTGTCGCATACCGCACGTTCTATGTAGTTGACAAGATGCGGTTCGCAAGGTATAACAAAGGACGTGACATGCCGCAGTGGATGCAGCAAGATTGGAGAAACCATGAAAGGAGAAGAAGACATGAGTGAAGAAAAAACAGAATGGGAAATGCGCTTTGAAGAAGCGTCAGAAACATGGGAGAAATTTAGTGACCATCAACAACGGTCTATACTAAAACTGCTGAAAGCGTGGGTGCCTGTCCGTACCCGTGTTGGAGACTTGTCATCCATTGACTACGACGATCTCAAAGCCATTGACGATGCGTGGTGGCAGTTAAAAAATGCCATCGTTGATAAAAACGTGGAAATAAAGGAGTGGGATTACTAATGTTTGAAGCAGCAATTATGTGTCTTGCAATGAACATCTACCATGAGGCCCGTGACCAGCCCTTCATTGGGCAGGTTGCGGTAGCCCAAGTGGTGATGAACCGTGTGCGTGACGACAGGTATCCTGACGACGTGTGTGGGGTTGTGTATCAAGGGCCAACATATTCATGGAAGCCCAACTTCCCTGTGCGTAATCGTTGTCAGTTTAGCTGGTACTGTGACGGCAAGTCAGACAAGACACCGGATACAGAAGCATTTGAGATAGCCAGAATGATCGCCGTGGGCGTTTACAATGGTAATCTTGGAGACTTTGTTGAGGGTGCTACGCATTACCATGCAACCTACGTCCTGCCCGAATGGGCAGAAACAAAATACAAGACCGTTCAAATCGGAGAACACGTATTTTATCGGTGGGACTGACTTGACTTTACCTACGCTTTGTTGTATAACAGAGCATCACTTGCCCTTATGGGCTTCAACTGTCACAGGTGTGACAAATGCAAAGGAGAAAAAATATGCCACTAGATTTTACACCCGAAGAACTGATCCCCGAAGACATCAACTTTCCTGTGGTCTACGAGGATACTCACTTCCACAAGTCCAAGTACGTCATCAACGGCAACACAGGGGAATACCTTGGTATCGTTGGTAAGAAGTTCAAATGTGCCAGCCACGGTGACTTCTTTACTCGTGCGCATAACGCTGTGTCAGAGCATCTTGGTGAAGAGGTGTGCGACAGCATGAATCTAAAGTTCAGCACTGCACGTAACAATGCGTGGGTGATGATGGAGATGGTCATGCCAAACGTCCTGCGTAAGATTGTCACAGACAAGCACACGACTACCATTGCACCTCGCCTGATCGCCTTGCACGGCATCGACGGTAGCTGTTCCAATCAGGTGTACTACGGGGCTATCGACTTCTTCTGTACAAATGGTATGATCACTGGCGACTACGACAAGATCAAACGTAAGAACACAACTAACTTTGACTTGGGTCGTTTCATTGGTGAATTGGAACATACCATTCAAGACTTCAATAACACGGCGGACACATATCAGAAGTGGGCAGAGGCAAAGCTGTACACAATTGATGTGAGTGCAATGCTCAAGTCAATCATGTCTGATGAGAAGGCAGAGAAGATGTTCAGCTTGTATAATTACGAGACTGTGACACGTGGTCGCAATGTGTGGGCTTTATATTCTGCATTCACTAGCTACGCTAACCCATTGAATGTAGACACTAATGGCTTTGCACTTCGCCGCACAGGCAATGATACGCAAGCACAGAGCCTGTGGAAGCGTGAGCAGGACGTGGCTGGCTGGATCAATACTCCGCAGTTTCGTGAACTGATAGCAGCATGACCGACGATTATATAGCAGACGAATACACAATGGACCTTAGTCCCATGTCTTTCACGGGTACGCTAACAATAAAAATTGTTGCAGAGACACCCGATGAAGCAATGGAAAAGACTAGAAAAACATTGCACATGTGGACTGAGGAGGGTCTGCCGCCAATGTGCTTGAACATGAAAGTGAAAGCAGTAAAACCATATGTCGAGGACAGGCACATAGCTTGTCCCGGCTATCCAAACTGTGATGTTGACCCGATGGGTTGTCGAGTAAAAATGGGAGATGATGTAGAATGGTACGGACACAGGGATTAAATTATCTAGCCAATGATTACTATTCTTCCTATGAATTCAATAACTTACGGGAAGAAACTAAGAGACAGTATCAATACCACATTGGTATCATGCTCGACACTGTGATCGACAGCAAAGCCATTCGGGATAGGCAGTGTGACAAAGTGTCATCCCGTCTGGTCAAGCTGGCCTACAACCAATGGTGTGAGAGGGGCGTACAGTTTGCTAATCATGTGCTGTCTTCCTCTCGCATCCTGTTTAATCACGGGTTGAATATGGAGATGGTGTTGGTGAATCCATTCTTGGCTGTCAAGAAACGCTCTGTAAAGCCCCGTAGGACGGTGTGGACTAAGGAGCAGGTACAGACCTTCCTGAACATTGCTTATGGCGACTACAGCACCCGCAATGTGGGTTTAATAGCACAGATGGCATACGAGTGGTGCCAGCGTTTGGGTGACATGCGTATGCTACAATGGGATTCTATACAATTTGATAAGTCCCGTGTACATATTGAGCAGTCAAAACGTAGGGCAGAGGTATTCTTGCCTGTATCCGACGACTTGTTAGAGATGCTGGCACAACAGCAGGAAGACTTTGGCTTTCAACCCTACGTTGCACCAATGACAGAGCCTATTCGGGGTGTTTATCATCCTTACTCATTGCACCGCTTGCCCAAAGTGGCACGTAGGATCATGCGTGAGGCTGGTCTACCCGAAGAACTGCGACTATCTGACCTACGGCGAACTGGCACAACGGAAATGGTTGATGCTGGTGTTGGTATGGCACAAATTATGTCGGTTACAGGACATGCTAACCCACAGAGTGTGAAGCCGTACATGAAAAATACTTTCACCAGTGCAGATTTAGCATTGACGGCTCGTAAAAATCATGGTATTTAAACATCGTGATTGCCCAACGGACCTATATATAAACATATATAATGGAGATATGTAATGGATGTACGTACATTTGTAGAGGACTTAGGTATTGCCAGTGGTGAGTCTCGTAGGCTCAACTGTCCTGTCTGTAAGTCGTACAAGACATTTACTGCTACCAATAACATGGGGTCTTTGTTGTGGAATTGTTACAAAGCCTCTTGCAGTGTCAGTGGTTCTGTTCGTTCTCGTTTATCTGTGGAGGATATTCGTAGGATGAAAAGTGTCACACCTGTGACAAATGATTTCGTACTTCCTGAGTTCATTGTGCCGCATGACAATCGTAGTGCCGTGTTAGAGTACGCAGATACGTGGGGTATTGACCCAGACAATCTCATGTACGATGTCAAAGAACATAGGGCTGTGTTCGTGTGTTATCACGCTAATACACCAGTAGATGCGACAGGTCGTGCGTTGGGGCGTAAGCTACCTAAGTGGAAAAGATATGGAAATAGTGGCTTGCCATTTGTTCATGGACGTGGTAATGTCGCTGTGGTTGTTGAGGACTGCGTGAGTGCAGTCGTTGTTGGTGAGTACGATTCCTTTGTCGGGGTTGCGATTCTTGGAACTTCCCTCTCTGAATCGCATAAAGGGTATCTCTCGCAGTTCTCGACAGCCGTCATGGCATTAGACCCCGATGCTTTGCCGAAGACACTACAGTATGCCAAAGAGTTGCGTGGTCACGTGAGGAATGTAAAAGTGCTGCGCTTGAACTACGACATAAAATACCGTAACCCCGTGGATGTACAGAAGATGCATCTATTTCAAGACAAAGGAGAAGTGTAATGGAATTATCAATTATAAGGAGCCTGATGGACAAGGAGTTCTACGATGCGCATCGTGGTGCTAAGTGTCCTGACAGGTTGTTTAATCCAGAGAACCGTAAAATCAAGAAGACCATTGACATGGCAATGGATCGCTATGAACGCACTGTGACTCCAGAGGAAGTGGAGGCATTGTTCTTGTCTAACAATCCCACACTGACACCATCAAACAAGTTGGCGTACTCTGCTGTGTTCAACAACATCAAGAAGGAAAGCCCGATGGGCAGCGACGTGGCACAGGAAGTGCTGTCCAAGCTGTTCCAACAGGTTGTAGGCACAGACATTGCAGAGTTGGGGTTTGAGTACGTCAATGGTGATCAGAGCAGCATGGAGTCTTTGAGACGGCTGCTTGAGCAATACAACGATGATTTCCTGCCTGACATGAATGTGGAGTGGGATGATATCGACATTGACACGCTGCTAACCAAGAATGATCTTGAGGCACGTTGGACGTTCAATATTCCTACGCTTGCAGGACATGTGGAAGGCGTCAATGCTGGACACTTGATTGAGATTGGCGCACGTCCCAACACTGGTAAGACATCGTTCCACGCCAGTTTGATTGCCAGCCCCGGTGGTATGGCAGCACAGGGTGCCAACTGTATTATCCTTTGTAACGAGGAAGGCAGTCACCGTGTCGGCGCACGTTACCTGACAGCGGCCACCGGCATGACTATGCGTGAGATCAAGAACAATCCCAGCAAGGCTCGTGACCTGTACGCCCCCATCAAAGAGCGTATCAAGATCAAGGATGCTACAGGTCGTGACATGTCATGGGTTGAGTCAGTCTGTAAGACATACAAGCCTGATGTAATTCTTCTTGACATGGGCGATAAGTTTGCACGGCAGGGTGGCTTTGCTCGTCCAGACGAAGCACTCAAGGCCAATGCAATACACGCACGTATGATTGCAAAACAGCATGAGTGTGCCGTGTTTTATATGTCACAGCTTTCCGCAGACGCAGAGGGCAAGGTCATTCTAAATCAAGCAATGATGGAGGGGTCACGCACGGGTAAGGCAGCAGAGGCTGACCTTATGATCCTGATTGCAAAGAACCCTGCCAAGCAAGACGACGACCCCAATACTCCAGAAGATTTGCAGCGGCACATCAATGTGGTAAAGAACAAGCTAAGTGGGTGGCATGGTCTAGTAACATGTGAACTAGACTACCGTACAGGAAGGTACATGGTTTGATGCAAGGAGAACTCTTTACATTTTCAAAAGAAGAAATTGTAGAAGGGTTGGAATGCAACAACTGCGGTGAACTTCAACCCATAAATCAGTTCCAACACATGGATTCTGGTGAGATAAAAAGAAAGTGTAGGACATGTCACCGTAATCAGGGACAGTTAGTAAAGCGTCTAAAACAGGAGAACCCATATCCAGACGAGCATTATGCTTGTCCTATCTGCGACAGAAAGATGAAAGAAATAGCTAGGAAAGGACAAAGGCGTCTTCAGAATTGGGTGCTGGATCACTGCCACGATACAGAGACATTTCGTGGCTGGGTGTGCCACCACTGCAACACTGGTCTTGGCGCTTTCAAAGATTCACTTGACAGAGTACGCAGGGCTGCTGTATACCTACACCAACACGAGGAGAAAAAGAATGAAACTAACACTTGATGTAGAAAACACGGTGACACACCGGGATGGCAAGATGCACCTTGATCCGTTTGAGCCTACCAATTCACTTGTAATGGTGGGTATGCTGACAGACCAAGGCCAGTGTCTGACGTTCCCGTTTGATCATGCTGATCATCCTAATCAGAACGATTACTTTGATCGTGTACAGATGATGTTGGATGAAGCTACGATCTTGATATGCCACAATGCACCGCATGATCTTGTATGGCTGTGGGAGTCAGGTTTCAAGTATGATGGCCCTGTGTTTGATACAATGCTGGCAGAGTACGTAATGCAGCGTGGGCAGAAAGAGCCACTGTCTCTTGATGCCTGTGCGCAACGCTATGAACTGAGTTGGCAGAAGCAGGATACGCTGAAAGAATATTTCAAACAGGGCGTAAGCACCAGAGACATACCATACAATGAATTAACGGAGTATCTCGTTGCTGACCTTCATGCGACACAGGAGTTATCTGACAGGCAGTACGCAAAGCTACTGAGCAAAGAGTATGCAGGTCTGATGGACACCGTTGTTCTGTCTAATCAAGTCGCTGTGGTGCTGGCTAGAATTTATCAGCGTGGGTTTAATGTAAACGAAAGTGTGTTGGAAGATGTCCGTGTCGAGTTTGAGAACGAGAAGCAGACACTGACAAGTGAGTTGGAGACTATGGTACATAAGTTGATGGGGCATCGTCACGTCAATCTAAATAGCCCAGAGCAGTTGTCTCAAGTTATCTACAGTCGCAAGCCCATTGACAAAGCCATGTGGCAAAACAACTTTGACCCATACATGTCAAAGGAGTCGTACAAGGCTGTGATGAAAGAGAACAGCGAGATTGTTTACAAGAAAGAACCCCAGAAGTGTCACACCTGTGACGGTTCAGGTAAAGTGTATCGTACCCGTAAAGATGGAAGTAAGTATGCAAGGCCAAACAAATGTAAAGTTTGTGATGGAAACGGGTACGTGTTTGTTGAATCTGAAAGGGTTGCTGGACTACGCTTCACTGCACCGGATGCCAAGTGGGTCAGTGCTAATGGTTTCACAACTAGCAAGACGCACCTTGAGATACTTGAAGGGTTTGCACGTCAGCATGATATGCATGAAGCAATCAGCTTCTTGAATAAAGTAAAGCGTCTTAGTGCGCTAGATACTTATCTGTCGTCATTCGTTGACGGAATAAATACCTATAGGAAGGCAGATGGTAAACTGCATGTCCGTCTCCTACAGCATCGCACGGCTACTGGTCGCTTCTCTGGTGCTGATCCAAACATGCAGAACATGCCACGTGGTGGAACATTCCCTGTAAAGAAAGTGTTCGTATCACGGTGGGAAGGTGGCAAGATTATGGAAGCTGACTTTGCACAGTTAGAATTCCGTGCCGCTGCTTTCCTATCACAAGATGGAGTTGCAATTGAAGAAGTTTCTACTGGATTTGATGTACACAGTTACACCGCTAAAGTTATTACCGATGCTGGTCAGCCTACGGACAGACAGACTGCGAAGGCGCATACTTTCGCGCCGTTATATGGAGCGACAGGCTATGGAAGAACAAAAGCGGAGGCAGAATACTACACACACTTCACAAAGAAATATAAAGGCATCGCAGATTGGCATTCCCGACTGGCTAAAGAGGCTTTGACAACTAAGATGATTACTACGCCGTCAGGTCGTCAGTATTCATTTCCGAATGTTGTGCGTAAGATGAATGGCACTGTGTCATACTTTACACAGATAAAGAATTATCCCGTGCAGGGATTCGCCACGGCAGACATTGTTCCTGTTGTGTTACTTGAGATGGAGAAGAGATTATCAACTATGAAGAGTTGTATTGTTAACACAGTGCATGATTCAGTGGTGATTGACATCCACCCAGAGGAAGAAGAAAAAATTATTTCTCTGGTGAGGAACATGAACGATAATCTTACAGACTTGATTAACAATGCTTTTGCTGTCAAGTTAAATGTTCCGATGCTTTTAGAAGCAAAAATCGGTCCTAACTGGCTTGACACGAAAGATGTGGCATGATATAACTATGGCTCTTGAACTCAAGAAAGGAGTAAAAAATAATGAGTGAACTAATAAATGTTAACGCTGGCAACTTTGCGGCTTTGGCGAAGCTAACAGGCATCGCCGATGACGGCAAGACTAGCAAGAAAACGAATACCCTAAATCGTCTGCGCATCTGGCATCAGCCAGTCATGGGTCAGGCAGAAGTAAATGGTCGCCTAACAAACGTAGAGACTATTGAAGGGGGGATGTTTCGCCTTGAAATTATTGAAGGGGATTCATCTAATTTTGTGTATAGCAAGACTGTGACCATGCGTCCGTTCATGCAACGGTTCATGTATCGCAGGTACATTGCTAACAAGAACCCAAAGCCAAACGAGCCGAAGGGTAGCTTCCACCGCACAATCATGGCAGATAGCCTGAACATTGACCTGAAAGACAATACTGGCAAGTTCAATTGCGGCAAGCCCTCTGGGTACATTGAAGACTTCAAAGCACTACCGCCTGACATGCAGGACTTGATCCGGCAGATTAAGCGTGTACGTGTAGTATTTGGTGTGGTGACTATGGATAATCCTGTAGATGCAAATGGTAATGAACTGGACGAAGTGACCACACCTTTCATTTGGGAGATTGATAACAAAAATGCATTCAAGGCTCTTGGTGATGAGTTGGGTGTGTTTGCCCGTCAGGAACGTCTTCCTCTGATGCACAACATTGTTTTCTCTGAGAACATTAAAAATGACCTACCAAATGGTAGCAGCTACTTCACTCCAAAGTGTAAAGCTGATATGTCAGTTGTGCATGAAGTAAAGCCAGAGGACGAAGAACTTCTTGGTAACTTCCTTGAATGGGTAAAGAACTTCAATGATTATATCTGCAAGGAGTGGGACGATAAGGCTATGAAGCGGCAGGAAGAAAGCACTAAAGCTGTATCCGAAGATGAAGCCGAACTTGTAGAAGACTTCATTGAAATTGAAAGTGAGGTGGCCTGATGTCAGGCAAAGCAATGCAGAATGATGTATTCCAAACTCATGGGATACATCATCTCTCTCCCAGTAGCATAAACACATATATAAGTGACCCGCCTATGTGGGTCGCTAGATATCTGTTTAAAGTAAGATCACCTAACAGTGCCGCAGCAATAAGGGGAACGGCTGCTGAGTTTGCTTTAGCTAACAAGTATAAGAATGGTGAGTTTGACTACAACACATTAGATGCTAAGTTTGCAACAATGTGTGTAGAGTCTAATGTTAGTTTGAACAGCAAGAAGGCAGAAAAAGAAAAAAATCTGTTAAAAAACTTTGGAGAGATCATAGATAACAACTTTAATTACGAAAACTTAGAAGACTATCAAGAAAAGGTTGAAGTCAAGTTTGAGGACTTGCCTGTGCCTATCCTTGGATACATAGACTTTAGGTTCAAGGACACAATAGTGGATTTAAAAACTACTACTAGAATGCCGTCAGAACCAACGGAAGCACAAAAAAGACAGATGGCGTTGTATTCTATGGCTTATCCAGATAGCAAAGTGGATTTGTTCTTTGCTTCTCCTAAAGACTATAAGAAATTTACACTAGATAACTTATCAGTGTATAAAAAGCAGTTAGAAAAGGTTGCGTACACAATACAACGATTCCTATCCATCAGTGATGATAAGCACGAATTAGCTTCTTTAGTATATCCAAATCTTGATTCTTGGACTTGGGGATACAAGATGAAGGAAGAAGCTAAGAAGATATGGAAATAAACTGTGGGTAACTACAAAGCATTTCGTGCAGCACGTAAGTACGGATATCGTAGTGGACTAGAACACAAGCTGTCCCTTTATCTTGATGAACTCAAAGTTAAGTATGACTATGAGAAACTAAAGATTGAATGGGAAGACCTTGCGTACAGAACCTACACACCCGACTTCGTGCTGAACAACGGAATTATAATTGAGACAAAGGGAATGTTTACAGCCGCTGACAGGCGTAAGCATCTTGCAATCAAAAGGCAGCACACGCAGCTTGACATTCGCTTTGTTTTTGAGAATAGTAGACGTAAGCTACGAAAGGGTGCTAAGTCAACATACGGAGAGTGGTGCATCAAGTACGGGTTTAGGTACTATGACAGGATCATTCCAGAAGATTGGCTTAAAGAGAAGAGTAAGAATAAACACCCCAAGTTTATTAAGTTTAGTGGAACGAAAGTAAAAAGGAGATGAAAAACATGTCTATTGATCCAACATCCTTCTGCATCCAGTTGAAGCCCGTTGTTGATGATGACTGTGCGTGGACAGGAGAACTAGAAGTAAATATTATTACGGACAAGAACAATCCGCTTGACAAGGCTAGTTTTGTTGCTATGATGCACCTCAGTGAAGTAGTTGCGTGTTCTGTTGCTTATATGGAAGAAAATCCAGACCTGATTGGTAAGATTGAAGAGTTCATTGACAGTCCAGAATATGAGGACGTACCTACTAGACAAGAACCCAAAGTTCAATATACTGACGGAAACATCGTAAAGCTAAACTTTGGAAGTAACACAAAAGGTAATGCATGATGAGACACGAAACATACATGCGAAATAGGATGGAAGAGATACAACCAGTCACACCAGAAGAGGAGAAGTTAATGGATGAGTTTTATTCAAAGCAAAACAAGAAAGCGGATATGGTAAACTCTCCGCCTCACTACAACAAGGCTGGCATTGAATGTATTGATGCTATCGCTGCAGCTACAGGTGATGGCTATGAGTATTACTTGCAGGGCAACATTATGAAATATCTATGGCGTTATCGTTATAAGAATGGCACAGAAGACCTCAAGAAAGCGCAGTGGTATTTAGGAAAGCTGATAGAGGAAGTAGAAGGCTGCTATGATGAGAGTTAAGGTCTACATCACAATAGATATTGACCCCGAAGAATATCCTATTCCTGCTGACGGGGATGTCGGCACGGAGATTGAAGACGGTATTTGTGAATACTTCTATGATGTTGACGGTGCCGACATACGAAACATAAAAACACTAACGGAGAGATAAGAATGAACAACTATTTACCTACGGACTACCAGAACTTCATTGCGCTTTCACGATACGCTCGTTGGAAAGATGATGAACAGCGTCGTGAGACATGGGGTGAAACCGTCGAGCGATACTTTGATTATATGGAAAAACACCTTGGGCAGAATTATAACTACGCTCTATCTGAAGAATTACGCGCAGAACTTGAGGAGGCTGTGCTTAACCAAGACATCATGCCAAGCATGAGAGCATTGATGACTTCCGGTCCCGCACTGGATCGCTGTCACGTCGGTGGTTACAATTGCTCTTACGTACCTGTGGATAGCCCTCGTGCTTTTGACGAGACGATGTATATCCTCATGTGTGGCACTGGTGTAGGCTTTTCTGTTGAGCGTCATCACACAGAGAAGCTGCCTATCGTCAACGAAGATATGCATGACACAACGACTGTCATCAAAGTTGGCGATTCACGTCCGGGCTGGGCCAAGTCACTGCGTGAACTTGTCTCTCTCCTGTACGCAGGGCAAATACCGCAATGGGACATGTCAGAGGTTCGTCCTGCTGGCGCACGTCTCAAGACCTTTGGTGGTCGAGCGAGTGGCCCAGCCCCACTGGACGAGTTATTTAACTTTACAGTAGAGATGTTCAAGAAAGCTGCAGGTCGTAGACTGTTTCCTATTGAGTGTCACGATCTAATGTGTAAGATTGGTGAGGTTGTCGTCGTAGGTGGTGTCCGACGTAGCGCACTCATCAGCCTGTCCAACCTGAATGACGATCAAATGCGTCATGCCAAATCAGGTCAATGGTGGGAAGGCGAAGGGCAACGTGCGCTGGCTAACAACAGCGTTGCCTACAAAGGAAAGCCAGAGATGGGTACATTCATGCGTGAGTGGGTATCTCTGTACGAGAGCAAGTCTGGTGAACGTGGTATCTTCAACCGCAAGGCAGCAAAGGAACAGGCATCTAAAAATGGTCGTCGTGATGCGGAACAAGATTTCGGATGCAACCCGTGTAGTGAAATTATCTTGCGTCCATATCAGTTCTGCAATCTGTCAGAAGTTGTTGTACGTGCGTCCGACACACAGCAAACACTGACCGACAAGGTTCGTCTTGCTACTATCTTAGGCACATTCCAGTCCACACTTACTAACTTCAAGTATCTTCGTAAAGTGTGGAAAAATAATACAGAAGAAGAACGTCTGCTTGGTGTGTCTCTTACAGGTATTATGGACAATGCTATGATGTCTGGTAAGTCTGCACATCTTGGTATGAACATTAGTGCTACATTGAACGCACTCAAGGAACAGGCTATCACTACCAATGCAGCTATGGCTGAACAGCTTGGCATTGCACAGTCGGCAGCTATTACGTGTGTCAAGCCGTCTGGTACAGTGTCACAACTTGTGGACAGTGCCTCTGGCATCCATGCTCGTCACAACCCATACTATATCCGCACGGTACGTGGCGACAACAAAGACCCATTGACACAATTCATGGTTAGTGTTGGCATTCCAGCAGAACCAGACGTTATGAAGCCAGACAGCACGACAGTGTTCAGCTTCCCAATGAAGTCACCTCATGGTGCTGTCACTCGCTTTGACATGACTGCCATTGAACAGCTTGAACTGTGGCTTCTGTACCAGCGTCACTGGTGCGAACATAAGCCATCCGTCACTATCTCTGTAAAAGAAAACGAGTGGATGGATGTAGGAGCATGGGTCTATGATCACTTTGATGAAGTGTCAGGAATTAGCTTCCTGCCATTCAGTGAGCATACATACAAGCAAGCCCCATATCAGGACTGCACAGTTGAAGAGTATGGTGAGATGCTCAAGCGTATGCCAGCATCCATAGACTGGACTTGGCTGCAAGACTACGAGAAGGAAGACACTACGTCAGGTGGACGAGAGTTAGCTTGTACGGCTGGTGTGTGTGAAGTAGTTGACATCGCGGCAGCATAATGGATAAGATAGCTGACATGCTAGTAAAGTTACTCAGCAGATTTATCAAGTTTAAAAAGCAGCCAAGGTATTTAAGTGGTAAAAAAGACTCGACAAAAGGAGCAGAGTAATGGTAGAGTCATTGGATATTGCTGGCTTTGGTGGAAGGCTTTAAAGATGCCGGATAAACTTGCTTGGAAAAGAGGGGATGGCTGGGTGCAATTCAATCCACCACGAGGCCATCCTCAGTATGAAGAGTGGATGAAGAAACGAAAGGAGAAAGATAATGAAAAAGCAAATGATACAGGCACTAAGTAATCATGCTATTGCAAACATACACTTGCATAAAACGAATATTGATATATACTTTACTAATCCAGCAGGTATTGGAGAACATTCCGATATCTTGGAAGCAGTGCAGAATGAACTAGATAAGATTGCCCTACACGAAGACCGCCTAGCAATCCTACGAAACTGGCCGCAAGGAGAAGAAAATGAAGAAACCAATAGTGAATGAGAAACTTCTGGAGTGTTTTGAATCAGGTTACACAGCATTTAGTCGTGTAGCCAAGCGTAAGAAGTTTTACCATCAGTGGGCTAATCCAATGAAGAAAGGAACAACGGGCTACAAAGAGTGGCAGCGGGGGTGGAACACCGCATACTTTGAGAATTTGGAGAAGTGGAATGGATTTAGAGAAAGAGGCTAAACAGTGGATGGAGGAAAAATCAATGTATGGTATAACAGCAAAAGCATATCAACTCGCTGCATGTGATACAGCCATATTCCCTAAAGATATGGCTATGGAGTATCTTACGCTTGGCCTCACGGGAGAAGCAGGTGAGATAGCTAATAAAGTAAAGAAGTTTATTCGTGATGGCTCAAGCAAAACATCACATAGCTATTTGACCGCTAAAGAATACGCAGACAAGCGCACACAGATCGCCTACGAGATTGGTGATGTTTTGTGGTACTGTGCTGTGCTTGCTGAAGAACTAGACATGGACTTGGGTCACATTATGGAGAAAAACTTAGAGAAACTAGCCGACAGAAAAAAGAGAGGTAAACTTAGTGGATCAGGCGACAACCGTTAATAAAGTCACCCCCTATAAAGATAAAAGCTGGTACGTCAAATGGACGGCCAGCTTCTTTATTCTTGCAGCTATAATTATACGTGCAGCGGACTATTCCCACTTGCTAGATATGGTTCTAGGCGTCGTGGGAATGGGTCTGTGGGCGTGGGTAGGATTCATGTGGCACGACAGATCAATCATCGTGCTAAACGCTATCTCTGCTGCTATCTTGGCTATTGGTATATTGGAGTACCTTTAGTTGAAAGTTTTATCTGGGCCGAATTTATCCCTTTCGGTTGCTACCGCCCACCTATAAAGTTGCTCCCCATTTTCTGCGGCTAAATCTTTGTCAAAATCTCTGCCATTAGTTTGTTCGTTATATATATCTTTGATTATCCCTCGTCTACCACCGCCCATGTTATTCCAACGCGCCTTAAATCTACGTATTCTACCTTCTTCAGTGACAAAATCTAGTTCGCCTTTAAGAATAGAATTAACAGCATTTGTTCTAAACTCATTTATTTTAGCTTTTAACATGGCCTTTTTAATTCTGTCTCCATGCAGTCCTTGATAGTCAGGACTGAGGAAATAAGAAGTGACTTGGTTCTCCATGTATTGCCCCATGCGCAGACGCGCTTCATTACTAAGAGGTGCGTCTGTTTTTATTTTACGTGGACTAAGTTCCACATAATCAAAACGAAGACGATCAAGTTCTCGCTCTATGATTGTTTTTTCTTCTTCTTGAGTAAGACCAGTTATTAGTTTTAGAAACGGGTTTACGTTCTTTACAGGATCAGACCTTGTGGGACGGCCAAGTGGACGATCCCCGTTTTCAACGTCAACAGATTGTGGAATTGATCTTCCTGCTTGTTTAAAGAAATACTCCATAAAGTTTACACTCGTATTGTCCTTTACAACACGATATTCTTCACCTAGTGTGGTTCCAGCAATATCTTTCAACATACCTGCACCGACTGTGTAGGTATTTAAAAAGTTACCAGCGAGTTTTACAACATTTTCAAAAAAGGCTTGTTCGCTAACACCACCGGCTTCGTAGTTAATAGCCAGATCAACCATGCCGTCCATGATGTCAAGACCAACACCAGCACGGGCCTGTCCACCTGTAAATGCTTGCACTACCTCTCTCACGTTATACGGAATATCTACTGCAACTTTATCGTTGTCGTGTAGTTGAGGCAGTTTAGCATCCTCAATCACTCTGCCCAGAAGAGGTATATC